GGACCTGAGTGCCTGGCCTATGGGCAATGCCCGCACCACAGCCTGGATGTTTGGCCGCGCCAGCGCTTTCAACAATGGCGGCAATCCCGGCATCAACAGCTGGGATGTCTCTCGCGTCACAGACATGTCGGGTATGTTTGGCCGCGCCACAGTCTTCAACCTGCCGATTGGGAACTGGAATGTCGCAGCGGTCGAACGCTTCTGGACACTCAGCCCCTCAGGCGAATTGCGCCTTGGCTTCCTTGAAGCCACAGCCTTCAATCAGGATCTCGGGACTTGGCGGCTGCGCAGTCTTGGCACGGACCTGACGAACTTCGGTGCGCCCGCGCTGAACCGGGCCAATTATTCGCGACTTCTGACCGGCTGGGCCAACCAGATGCGCGCCAATAACGGACCCTTTGCCATCGCGCTCAATGTCTCGAACCTCAGCTATGACGGCACCCTCCATGCTCCGGGCGCAGCCTATGAGACCGCAATCGCGGGTCGTGTGGCGCTGGTCGGGGCTAATCGCCTGACGGTCACGGGCGCGACGGATGCTGCCGCCAACGGCGATTATCCGTTCGGGGCGCGCTATCAGAATGCAGCGGGGTGGTATTTCACAAACAGCTCGGTGCGCTGGACGCTCTTTGACCCGCTCGGCAATGCCCAGGCCGCAGGCGACATCCCCACCGGCGCCAACAACACGCCCGGCAATGTCACGAGCTGGTCGGGTGTTTTGGGCGGTGCCAGCGTCAAGCGCACCGGAGCTGCCTGGACCATTACCGGAGACCTGCTCGCATGACCGACGAGACCAGCATCGACCACATCGCCGCCTCGGCCGAGTTCTGGATCGCCCATGGACCAGAGGCTGTCCATTATGGCCAGCTTGGCCTCGGCGAAGCCCTCAGCTCTGGCTTGCCCAGCTTTGAGACCTTTGCGCCGGAGGCCGAGGCGGACTGGCGCGCGCGCCTTGCAGAGCTTGGCGTCATTCTGCCCGACCCGCCACCTGAGCCGCTGCCACCCTGGCTTGCCGGGGCGGAGGCAGACGGGCCCAACCCCATCGGGCCAGTGCCATGATCTTCGGTCGCCCGCGTAGGGCCTACGATCACAAAGTCGGACAACAGATTCATCCTTCGCGCCCCCGGTCCTCCGGGGGCGTTTTGCATTCTTGGAGATCATCCCATGCTCGGACCACTCTGGCAGGCAACGCGCGATCTGCACCACCAAGCCGAGGACCACCCGCTGGCGCGCGCGATGATCGCGGGCACGATCACACCGCAGGCCTATGCCGACTGGCTGCAGGCGCATCTGACGATCCAGCTGGCGCTCGATCCGCATCTGCCGCTTGCGGTGCGACGGGCCGATGCGCTGGCGCTGGATCTGCTGGCGCTACTGCCGGTGGAGGCACACCCCAGTCGTGTGGCGGCGGATTTCGCGGCCACGCTGACCGACACGGTGGCGATCTTCGGGGCGGCATACCTGACCATCGGCGCGCATCGTCGCGGGGGCCGCGTCATCGAGAAGGCCCTGCGGGAAGCCGGGCGGGATCTGCCGTCGCGCCACACCGCTTTTGACGACGGGCCAGCGGCGGAAGCCTTCGTCAAGCAGCTGCGCGAGATCCCGGACCTCGCTCCCGGCGCAAGGCAGGCCTTTGCTGCACTGAAGGCGGTGATGGACGAGATCGTCGCGCGAGGGGATTTCGAGCAGAGGTGCGATGAGGATCGCACAGCTTTGGTGGCAGCCGGGTCCTGTCCACACGCCCAGATGGCGGTTGGATCCGAAGCGGAGGCCGCCCGATGAAGACCTTACCACCGGGACTGCAGGCCCACCTCGACGGCGGCGTGACGACACTCGCCTGGTGTTGGCGGCTGACCCGCGCCGATGGCGGGCGGTTTGGCTTCACCGACCATGACTTGCCGTTGGTGTTCGACGAGACCGTCTTCGAACCCGAGAGTGGGTTCACGGCTTCTGAGATCCGTTCGGGCTCCGATCTCGCCGTTGATGCGCAGGAGGCCGAAGGGGTGCTCTCCTCCGACCGCATCACCGAGACCGACATTCTGGACGGCCGCTGGGACAATGCCGCGGTCGAGGTCTGGCGGGTGAACTGGGCCTCACCCGATCAGCGCGTGTTGATGCGCCGCGGCGCTGTCGGCCAGATCCGGCGGGGACGGCTTGCCTTCGTGGCCGAAGTGCGCAGCCTTGCCCATGTGCTGGGCCAGACGGTGGGCCGGGTGTTTCAGGCGGGATGTGATGCGGAATTGGGCGATGCGCGCTGTGGCGTTGATCTCGGGGCCAGTGCGTTTCGCGGGGTGGGCAGCGTGACGGAACGCCTGCGCGACCGTGCGTTCGTGGCGGCGGGGCTTGGAGGGTTTGCCGCCGGCTGGTTCGCACAAGGAACGCTGACCTGGGGGTCCGGTGCCAATTCCGGGCGGCGGGCCGAAGTGCTGCTGCATGACGTGACCGGTGGGCTGGTCACTCTGACGTTGCTTGAGGCTCCGCTGCGCGCGATCGCGGCCGGGGACAGTTTCACCGTGACGGCGGGCTGCGACAAGCGCGCCGAGACCTGCAGGGCCAAGTTCGCCAACATCGTCAACTTCCGGGGCTTTCCGCACATCCCCGGCCAGGATGCGGTCATTCGCTATGCCACCAAAGATGGCGGACATGAGGGCGAGGTGCTGGGATGAGCGCGCCCTTGCCTCGCCGCCGTGGCCGTCCGCCCAAGCCTGCTGATCCCGATCAGGTGATCGCCCTCGCCCGCGACTGGCTCGGCACGCCGTACCACGACCAGGCCTGCCTCAAAGGCGTGGGCTGCGATTGCCTCGGGCTCGCCCGCGGGATCTGGCGCGAACTGCGTGGCCCCGAGCCCTTTCCGATCCCGCCCTACAGCCGGGATTGGGGCGAGACCGGGGAGCGCGAAGTTCTCGCCGAAGGGGCTGCGCGCCTGATGCTGCCCATCGCGGTGGAGGCGCGCCAACAGGGCGATCTCCTCCTCTTCCAAATGCGCTCGGGCGCCATCGCCAAGCATGTCGGGATTTTGACAGCGCCGGACCAGTTCCTCCACGCCTATGAACGCCTCGGCGTCATCGAAGAACCGCTGACGCCCGCCTGGGCGCGGCGCATTGCCTTTGTGTTNCGCTTCCCGCGNCCGCGCCGGGCAACNCAATCCAGGCTCAAATCCATCGGTNNATGAGGGTGNCGGGTTTTTGACACCCGCGCCNTCCTCTCACTTTGCTGNAGAAAGACGATCCTCNCATGGCCACCCTCATTCTNGGCGCTGCCGGTGCCGCGCTTGGCGGCTCGCTGATTTCCGGCACGATTCTCGGCTTGACCGGGGCCGCCATCGGCGGCTTCATCGGTGCCTCGATCGGCTCGGTCGTCGACAGCTGGATCATCTCATCGCTCGCCCCNGGCCAGCGCATCGAAGGCGCGCGGCTCGACAGCCTACGCCTGACTTCTTCTACCGAAGGCGCTGTCATCCCGCGAGTCTCTGGCCGCATGCGCATGGGCGGCAACATCATCTGGGCCACCGATTTCCGCGAGGAAGTGCGCACCACGACCCAGCGCGTCGGCGGCAAGGGTGGGGGTGGGTCCAAGGTCACGACGACCGAGTATCTCTACTATGCCAGCTTTGCGGTTGCCCTGACCGAAGGTGCGATCACCGGCATCGGCCGCATCTGGGCCGATGGCAAGCCGATGGACATGACCGGTGTCACCTGGCGCTGGTATCCCGGTGACGAGACCCAAGGGCGCGATCCTTTCATTGCGGCCAAGATGGGCGCGGCCAACACACCGGCCTATCGCGGCACGGCTTACGTGGTCTTCGAGGATCTGCCGCTCGAGAGCTATGGCAACCGCCTGCCGCAGCTCTCCTTCGAAGTGTTCCGCCCGATCGCGGATCCCGACAGCGCCGAGGGGCTGATACGCGCCATGGTGCTGGGCGACGGCATGGGGGAATTTGGGCTCGCGACTAGGATTGTCACCACCCAAAGTGCTGGCACCACCACTGCGCTGAATGCCAGCCTTGATGCCGGGGCGG